GAACCGGCACCACGGAGCATCGGCGTACTGATCCCCGTCGAGGTTCGTGCCGTCTCTCGACACGCCTCCCTGAGATGCAAGGATTATCGGGGATGTTCTCACTACGCAATCCTTCGAGCGTGTAGGTACGAGCCCTTGAGCAGAGTCAGGTTACTTCCGTCAGACACAGACTGAGCCCATCTCATTTCGAGAGTGTCAGCAACTGTCAGATGAGAGTGTATGTATCCCTTGACGAACACTGCGGAATTGCCAGATCCCGTTGGAACTTGTGTCTGAGTGGAGGTGAGCCCGGTCTGCGATGCAACGGAGAGTACTCCGGCCGACAGGAGAGTTCCCCAGTAGTCCCACCCGAACGCCGATTCTTGCTCAGTCTGGTTGTAGATGAGATCCCACTTGAATCCCATAGTGCCGTTGGCAACGTTGAAGAGGAACAGACCTTCTATGAGATAGTGCGAGTCAATCACCAGAGTGATTCCCGCCAAGTCTGCATCGGTTGACATCGCAGTATCGGTGTTAGTCGTTTCGTCTGCCGTCTTTCGCTTGGTGATGCCAATCACGTCCTTCAAGTTAGATGGTACGATGGCCAGCGAACTAGATGATAGCGCGATGGCTTCGGCGTCAGTGGCAATTTCTATGCGACCAGCCGCAGTCGTAGACGCCAGGAGCGTGTTGACTGAGTTACCGACAGTGACAAACGCAGAGCCGTCGCAGACAACTATAGTAGACGACAGAGGTGGAAGCGTGATGGTCGCCGCAGCGTCGATTAACTCAGCTCCATTTGGGTCGATGGTCAAATCGCCAGAACCAGAGTTGCGTACGAGACAGAACCAGTCCGCCGCGAGCGTCGCCGCCGCTGTCAGATCAAACGTCCCCGCTCCCCCGGTCCAGTTGATAAGGCGAGCTCGATCAGCGGCGTCTACAGTGTAGGGCGAAGAAGACTTGTCGTCCTGGTCGACCTTCTGATTGAGCGTCGTAGTGACCGCTTTGATTCCCGCCCCGACGAGTGACGCAGCGGACGCGGACGAAGTGCCGGCTCCGAATTCTAGAGACCTCCATGTTCCGTTCGCCGTAGAATTATCCGCGAGATAAATAGACCATATCTCACCGGACGCCACTGCCTGAACAGTATTTCCTCCAGTATCGACGACCGTGAACGTGTTCGCGCCGAGATTATTAACGATTACGATCTTACCGTTCGGGCCTTTCGTGGCATCGGGGAGAGCCAACGTCAGTGAAGTCGTAGACGCGGTGATGTCTAAGATGTCCGCGAGTATGTTCGCAGATGAGACCTGATCGATCGGCCACTCCAGCGTCGCGTTCGCAGCTATGGTCAGAGCTAAGTAGCTAGTCCCAGATGGGAGAATCGTACCGCTCCCGAATACTAATGTATAAGTCGACATAATCTACGCCTCCTGACGCGTACTTGTTCGATCTACGATTTTCTGAAGGTCTTCCTCGTTTATCGCGGCGAAGCTCTTGTTGGCCTCGGCGTCCCACAGACCTATGTTGTCCGCGTCACCGACGAACTTCGCAAGCTCGTGCAGCGCAACGGGCAGAAGAACCTCTGGAGCCAAGTCCGTGAGCCAGTTAGACTCGTTGGTCCCCGAAAGAAGCTCCGGGAGTTCGTTGTACACGATTTCAAACGGGTACGTTGCATCCGGAGTTCCAGCGAACAGCCAGTGCTCCGCGTCGTAGTCCGCGTAGAACTTGGGCTGAATCTCCACCGTAGGATCCGGATGGAACATCCTGCAATACTCGTAGGACCTCGGGTACAGATGAACTCTGGTGTCGTTGTTCGTGCTCGTCCCAAAGTTAATGCTGATGGTCTTCCGCCATCGCGCTGGCTTGTCGTACACGGAAGTTCCCACCACCATCGTGGACGTGGCTACGCTGAGCAGACCCTGGAGCTTCAACCTGCGAGATATGTTTCTCTCCGCGAGGTTAATGAGCGAGGGGAGCTGCGCGACTGCCGTCGTATCGTCAGCCCCAGCTCGCTCCAAGTATTTCGCCATATCGCTCTTGAGCGATGTGAATGTCATTGTCGCAGCCACGTCCGTTTCTCCTAGTTAGACTTCTTAGAAACTTTCTTCTTAGAAGATCTTTTCTTCTTACTGCCGTTATCGTTGCCGGTAATCTTTTCCTTGACAGCCTGGAGACGACCATGCGCCGCGTCACTGCGAGCCATGAGAACTCCCCACTCAGCAGGAGAAGGACTTCGCCCCTCGTCAGCAAGTATCTGAACCTGGGCTGTGAACACCTTCAGTTCAGCGCCAGCGCTCTCGCCAAGGTTAACGAGCGTCGCGAGCTTTCCGAGTACTTCGGAGATCTGATCCGTACGCATCCCGCTTCCGCCGCCTAGTGCGGGGTTGTTGGTTATAGCCCCGACCAGGCGGATGGCCAGACTGATTAGTTGAAGGTGTTCCATTACTGTTCCTCTCTTACGATGCTAACAAACGAACTCAGGATCGGCGACACGTTGTCGACCCAGTCGTCTAAGTTCCTCACTACTATGTCCAAGCGATCTGCGGTAGTCTCCCCGGAATCTATCTGAGCTCGGATTTCGTTGTACTCTTCGAGTGCTCCGACGACAGAGTCCATTCCAGTCTTCGCGTCGTCCTCGGCGTTTATGATTCTTAGTGCCGAGTTGTCACTGAGCTGGCCACTCTCAACCAGATCTGCCGCGCTCTCAGAGAACACGACGAACATCCCGTACGCCGCGAACGCTCGCTGCTCCGCAGTGTCTGCCGCCGCCATTGGGTTGATGGACGCGCATCCTGCTGCCACAACCATGACCGCCCACACGAGCCACAGAGCTGCGGCGTTCTTGCTGCGAGTAATCATAATTTTCCCCCTCCGTCCCCGGTTCCAGTCGCGCCGTTGATCAGTCTCCTAACGGAGATCGCCTGGAAATCCTTCAGGAAAGATATCGCGCTCCCGACAGCGAGGATAATCCACGCCAGAGAGTTCACGTCAGCCAGAGAGTTCACGCCGGTCTGTTGCAGAAGCGCAATCATCCCAGTGAGAAACCCGATCAGCGAAGCCGTCAAAGCTCCCAATATCGTATTCATCTTCATCTTACGCTCTCCTCATACAGTTCCAAATGTCCCCAGTCCATGAAGGTCTGGTCCGTCGTTAATCCATCCATATCCCAGTCTCCGCCCCAACGAAGGCGAAGACCATTATCAAGCGCCGCTGACATGAAGACGCCAGCAACTAGGGCGAATATGTGAGTATCTTCCCACGGAATCGCCACTCCGCTGACGTACGGTCCAAAGTCAAATGCGTGGGACCACGGATCTCCATTAGCATCGACGATGTTGTGTTTCGAGTTCGGCCATTTGAGCTTACTCGCTCCGACGCGAAACAACTGATCCTGGGTATCTTGGCCGCTCCAGCCTCGAACAATTGCAACGTCAACCGGACACAGAGATAGCCCCACGTTCATAACGTGTATCAATTCGGCCCGACACCCGTCTCGGTTGGCTCTGGAACTTTCGCCGTATTGCCAGGACATCTTAAATCCCCTAAGTACAGACCAACATCGCTTCAGGGAAGGCTCTGCCGGTGAGCTCTTCGAATTCACCAAGCACCCGCGCCTGCGCAGAGCGATAGAGCTCAACGCTGATTCCCATGCAGATGAACTGCTGGTTGTCCAGTATCTCGTTACGCAAAGACGACTCCAGTGTTCGATCTTGTTTCTCGCCTACCGTCTCAATGGCATCAGTGTTGGCGTCGACCCTGTTCGACAGCTCAGTAAATTCTGACCGAGTAGTACCGTCCCCGTGTGCAGCAACTTGGTGAGCCAGAACTGCACCGTCGATGTATCCGGTGAGTAACCAACCTGTCAATAATACCGGCCCAAGTCCTAACACTGATGAGATCATGATACTTGCTCCATGTTGTCTAACTCTGTTCACTGATACGTTCCCCAGTCTGTAAATATAAAAAATTAGTTGTCATGGCATTCCGACCCAAGAATCGTCAGACCAGCCAGACCAAATGCCATCTTCCCAGATGCCTGGGGTTGTCGTGGACGTAACTTCCGTCGTCGGAGGATCAATAATCGTGTCCGGACGAGAGAACCTAAGATGAATTTCTTCGTACGCCTTCGGGGGAAGGCGATACGGGTCGTAGTCATCCAGGTCAGCCTCGCAGACCAGGAGTCCCGGAGTGTTCGGGTCCGGATGTAAGTCATCCAAAGACATCTTCTTCTGACATCTGGCGCAGACGCCGATGCCATACGTTGTCTTGCCTGTCGGGTCGAGGAATCGGCTCATGCCGTGTACGCCCGGAAGTTCGGCATCAACTTGACGGGAGACCCGTCGCTCTCGTTAGACCAGGAGATCTTAGATTCTCTGTCCCAGTCCGCGTCGAGAAGCGGGATGAGAGATTTGTCGGCCTCCTTTATTTCTCGGCATGCCTTCCTCGCGACACCGCAGATGATCGCCTCAAGCCACTGTTGAGGAACCTCAATCTCCTGCGCCATAGTCCCGACGTCTTGTATGAGCTTCTTAACGTACCCAGAGTATTGATACGTGATGTACGACGAAGACGGTAACGGCCAGACCGTAACGACGTTCTGAACTCCTTGACCGGCAGCTTGCTTGTCGTACCAGAACTGAGTAGGTCGGCCCGACGAATTCTTGTTCGGCAAGTTGGAATAGTCATCCATGTTCATCTTGTACATGGGTATGTCCTGCGGAGAATTGGCGAACACGAGTTCTGCGACATCAAGGACGGTAGTCCCGTTCGCGAGAAGCCGGAAGTACGTGTGGGTCGTCATCTCTTCTACGTCAACCCAATACCACTCTCCGCTGACAGCCGACAGAGCTGCGTTCGTGAACAGAGTCGTGTAAGTTATTCCATCCTCAGATCCTTGAAGACTGACACTCCAAGTTCCGGTCGCGTTGGCGCGTATGCCAAGAGTGTCGACTAGCGCCGCGCTGGTCAACTGCATCGCGATGTTTCCGGCCTGAGTTGTCTGAGTACACGCGGTCGTCGTATCCGCGTCGAAAGCATTCGCAGCAGTCCCCTCCGATGACGTGTAAGTCCCGGAGAGTCTGGTGACTTGCCTGAGGTTCAAGGACATGACGTCCACAGACCCGACCGGCAGAAGAACTGATCTTTGGTTCTCGTAAACAGGAAGGATCACTTCGTCGATAGTCCACAGTGGGTTGCTCGCAGACGACAGAGCGGATAGCTGTAGATGGAGCAAATCCAGGATCGTTTGAATCGTCTCCGCCGTTATCTGCTGAGGGACGATGCTGCATCTTCGGCACACATGGTCGATCAGCATCTGAGAGGAGAAGACCGTTTGTCCGACTGTTCCGCTAGTTGCCATAGTCCTTAATCCTTAACTCGGTAAGACAGCATTGATGTTGTCAATGCCCAATTTGTCTGGATTGAGGGGATCGGCAATGCCGTCTCCTCCCATCGTTCCAGCCCCGATGCCTGAGAGTTCGGGAACAACAGTCCCGCCACCAGCGAAGTCCAAGTTAGTCAACCACAGAAGCATCATCCCTGTCCCTGGTAGCCAACGATGGTTATGTAGATCGTAGTTATCGCGGCGCTCACGTCGAAGTACAGAGCGGTGTTGGCTGTCGTTTGCTTCAAGGGAACCGGGAAACTCATCGCGGTTCCTCCCGTGGCTGGAGCAGGGAAGGTCGCCAGTACAGTTCCGCCACTACCGTCCAACAACTGAACGAAGCCCATCGTCGTCGCGTGTGCGTTGTGGATGATGATCGAAGAAACGTAGTTGTGGATCCCCGCGCCACCAGCGTCTAACCCTGTGACTGCTATTTCGGTTCCTGCCGTATTCGAAACGCTGTACGTGACGATCTCTTGGGGAACGACGCATTGTCGAACTATCTGAACGCCGCTTAGATCAGCCGCGATGAACGTCGAATCAGCCGCAGCTACCTCGGTTAGCCCCTCAACTGAGGCTGTTGCCCTAGCTGCCGTTAATACTGGATTACCCGCTGCCGCAGCGTCGTGAGCTACGTCACCCACAACCTCTAGTGTGTTGGTACTCGCTGGTAGAGTGACAATATCGACATTACCGATATTGTTATCACCGGCTGCAATACTGAGAATGTCTACATCGCCAATGTCTACGCCCGTATTGGCTGCGAGTTTACCAATCGCTGCCGATCCAGCTCCGAGAACAACCGCTTCCCCACCTAGAGTTATAGGCACATCGCCCTGCCCCGTAGCGTCCACAAGTAACGGCGTCATGCTGGCTATGCCCTGAACACTTCGCACTTGAGCGTCTGCGGTCCCGGCAACGCCTAGAGCAGCGTCATGTGCCGCTGTAGTAAGCAAAGCAGAAGTGTTGAGATTCGTTCCGGCATCCGCTGTGACAGTGCCATCAACCGTAATTGAGTTGCCGCCGTCTTGAATGTTGACCGCTGACGCCCCGGCAGCATTGTCTACCGTAACGTTGTGTCCGTCTGCTAGCTGTGCTGCTGAAGTTGCTGCACCACTGGGTAACGGTAATGAAGCGGCTGTAACGGCTATAGAGGCGTTGTCTACAGTTACGGCGTGACCGTCAGCCAATTGACCTGACTGGAGAGCTTCTGTTGCCACCTTGATAGCTGCGGTATTTATATCGTCCGTCGCCAATACAACTCGCTGACTGCCGTTGCCCGCGTTGCCCGCGCCCTTAGTGGTCGGAGAGCCGCCGACCTTCTGTACGTTGATGTTCGCACTGGAGACAGAACTCGACACCTCGGCGTTGATCGATGTAGAGGTATGCTGGTTCGTGTGGTAACTGACCTGATCAAATACGATCCCGGCTAACGTGTCAGATTCATCATTGAACGCCACGCCGACGGCAATGTACGTGATCGCGGCAGATGTCATGCCGTTGCCAGTGATGCCGTCGTAGTCTGCGTCGCCGATACTGAGTGCGCCAGTCTCCCATACCGCAGCGGTCAGCACATCTACTGGTAGTCGCCACTCGTTGTAATTAGAGGAATCTGTCCCTAGTCTGAGAAAGCAGTAGGCGACATCAGTCAGGTCCGGAAGGTAGAACGATCCCTGCAAAATATCGTGCGGTGACACCTGCCCTAGATCAACAGAGGACAGAGTCTTTTGTATTCCAGCGAAGATCGTGTTGGCAGCGCCGTTCACCTTGTCGAACGTCAGCGCCGCGACTCCCATAACGTGCTTCGCTGTGGTGGCGAGGTTCAAGGTGTCGTTACCGAGCACCGTCCACCCCGTCGTCACGTCCAGTTCGTCGAAGATGTGGTGAGCCTCCGCGTTGACGTGCAGTGAGCCAAGACTGTCTATCGTCAGAACATCGTAGTCATCGTCAGCGGTGCCTAAATGAACCTGATCTTCTTTGTGCTTGGCGAGCAGAGCAACGCCAGTGTCCGTCGCCCCGACGGCACTATCGATTGCCTTGCCGAGATTCGTCGCTCCGGTTCCGGGGACGACACTGGTAACGTCAACGTCGCCAATGTCCACGCCATCGTTAGCAGATAGGATTACCGCGTGACCGTCAGCCAATTGCTTCGCTGCCGTGGCTGCTCCAGTTGGGAGAGGCAGAGAAGCGGAAGATACAGGCAAAGGACTCGCGGCACTTACATCTGTCGCAGAACCATCTGCCCCATGCTGAACTTTAACCCGTTGGTGCTTTTTACCTCCAATCTCATCGGCTGCTATTGTGTCGCCGCCTGATCCGGCGTTTAGTTCAACATCGTCGGCCATTATCCAACTCCAAGTAGTGTTAAGAAATTGCCACCCGATCCCAGAGCCTTCAATACAACGCACATTCCTGACATCTCACTGTCAAACCCGTCGTTACCTAACGTAGTGAGGTCATCTCCTCCATCGCCGTGAGCTACTCCGTGCGCGCTGCCGCTGACGCTGTTCTCCAACTGTTCCGAGAGTGTATCGTAAGTTAGTGGAGCTCTGTTTGCGCTCTGAGCCATGTGTGCAGAGATAATCATGTCACCTGGATCGCTGGTCGTCACGATGGCCAGCGTAGTCCCTTCTGCCTGATCGTTTCCTGTAAAGATCGGATCATCCTGGTCGCAGTCTTGGAACGTCGCGAATGTGTGACACATTTGAGTATTGCTATGCGTATCACTGTAACTTACAGTTGTTCCCACCATCGCTGCAATCGCCGCCTCGTTCCACGCGAGTATATCAGTGGTGAAGTCGTTCGTCCCGTTTTCGAAGAAGCGGTGCCCACTCACAGTCGCCGACTGACCTCCAACCGTGTATGTGATGACGTTCTCGTTGTTCGCCTGCCGAGTAACAATCGCAATGTGAAAGCGATCATTGGCAGAACTGATAGTGTGATCGCCGGAGGGGTTGCTAGCCTTATCCAGCACATTGGACACAGCCGAATCCCAGGCATCAAGTATGGAGACAGCCATGCCCTAATACCTGAGATTCTGAACGTGAAAAAGACGAGACATCGGGCTAGTCCGCTGAGCTCGAGAGCTGACTGACGAACTCAGTGGTCAGAGAATTGACGTGCTCCGTCCTTAGAGTTAGAGCAGCCTGACCCTCCTGAAGAACGCTCGCTTCCTGGGCTAGCGAATCCGACAGCCTGTTCAGGTCTGAATTCCTGTCGTCAGAAGCTACGTCCTTCCGTGTGGCATCGGCCAGAATACGTTTGGCATCGGCCAGCGTAGACTTGGACTCAGCCTTGACAGATTCTGATTCCGCATTGATTGCGTCGCTCCTACTCTGAGCATCGCCTA